GCTGCGCTGAACTTCTTTGTCAGTCTGGCGGCCAATGACTATGTAGAGATCATGTGGCGGCCATCAGATATTGGTGTCAGCATTGAGCACTATGCCACCAGCAGTACGCCCACCAGACCGGCAGTACCGTCAGTGATTGCCACTCTTTCATTCGTGTCCAATCTGTCAGTAGAAACCGCATAATTCAGCCATGGCACTCATACCTCTCAAAATCCCTGCTGGCGTGTATCGCAACGGTACTGAGTATCAGTCTGCCGGACGCTGGTATGACGCAAATCTTGTGCGTTGGTACGAAAACACGCTTAGACCCATTGGCGGCTGGCGTAAGAAGTCAACCACCGCACTGACAGGCTTATGCCGTGGCATATTGACTTGGAGAACGAATTCCGGTGCTCGGTACATTGCCGCCGGTACGCAGTCCAAGCTCTACGCCATGGACGAAAACAATGTGATCAAGGAGATCACGCCAACAGGTATTGCCTCTGGCCGCGCTGATGCCGTCAGCGGCACAGGCTATGGGTACAACACCTATGGCTCATTTGCTTATGGCGTGGCGCGTCCTGACGCTGGATCAGTAGCGCCAGCCACTACATGGAGTCTGGACACTTGGGGCGAGTATCTGGTTGCTTGTTCCGATACTGACGGCAAGCTCTACGAATGGCAGTTGGGATTTGCATCGCCAACCTTGGCGGTGGCCATCACCAATGCGCCAACCGGCTGTGCTGCTTTGCTGTCTACTGCCGAGCGATTCCTGTTTGCTTTGGGTGCGTCCAGCAATCCGCGTTTGGTGAAGTGGTCAGACCAAGAGGACAACACGACATGGACGGCGGCAGCCACCAATCAGGCCGGTGACTTTGAACTGAACACAGTTGGCTCACTGAAGTGCGGAAAGCGCGTCAGAGGCATCAATCTGCTATTCACTGATGTTGATGTCCACACTGCGACTTATGTCGGCCTACCCTATGTATACAGCTTTGAGCGTGCTGGTTCAGGCTGTGGCGTGATATCGAGTCAGTCTGTGGCCGCCATAGACTCTGCCGCCATGTGGATGAGTAGATCAGGATTCTGGATATTTGACGGTTATGTCAAGCCATTGCCTTGCGATGTCTCTGACTATGTGTTCAGCAACATGAACTACAACCAAGCCTCCAAGGTATACGCTGTGCACAACAGCAAGTACGGTGAGGTGTGGTGGTTCTACCCATCAAGCTCAAGCAATGAAGTTGACTCTTATGTCATCTACAACTACCGCGAAGGCCATTGGAACATTGGAACTTTGGGGCGCACTGCTGGCGTTGACCGTGGCGTGTATCTCAATCCCATCATGGTGGACCCATCAGGCTACATCTACGAGCATGAGGTGGGCTTTGGCTATGACGGTGGCTCTGTCTATGCTGAGTCTGGACCATACGAGATTGGTGTGGGAGAGAACATCATGTCGGTGCGTCAGGTGATACCGGATGAGCAGACGCTGGGCGAGGTGCAGATCAGTTTCAAGTCTCGGATGTATCCGACATCAGTGGAAACGACACACGGACCGTATTCAGCGTCACAGCCCACAGATGCGCGGTTCTCTGGCCGTCAGGTCAAGATTCGCTACACAGGCGCTGTGCTGGAAGATTGGCGCGTTGGCGTGACCAGAGTTGATGCTATTGCGTCAGGTAAGCGTTGATTGATTGGGAAGAGTTTGAGAGACTGCGCCATCATGTGGCTGCGGCACTAGAATACTCTGGAGGCAGTCACAGTGTTGAGGATATTGCTGAAGGCATTGGGAAAGGGCATTTTCAGCTCTGGCCAGGTCTTGATTCAGTAATAGTGACAGAGATCATTGTCTACCCGCAGTTAAAGGATTTGCACTTCTTCCTTGCTGGCGGCGACCTAGATGAACTCCGATTGATGCAACCTATCATCGAATCGTGGGGGAAGAGTGAAGGTTGCAGCCGAGTGTCTCTCGCTGGCCGTAAGGGTTGGGAGAGATCATTTTTAAGAGACAGGGGATACGAGCCAAAGTGGTTCGTAATGTGCAAAGACTTGTGAGGTGACTTATGTCTAAGGGTGGAAAACCACAAACGCAAACGCAAACAACTACGATCAATCCATATGCGATGCAGGCGTATCAGCAGAATTTGAATTTAGCGCGTTCAACGGCTGCGGGTCTTGGTCCTCAGCAATTCGCTGGCTTTGATCCACGATATGAGGCTGGTGAAAAGGCTTTGTATGAACTCAGCATGAATCCATTTGGCGCTGAAGATATTGCGGCGTTTCAAAACCCATACGAGGATCAAGTTGTTCAGCAGTCACTGCAAGACATTGAGCGTTCACGCCAGATGCAATCATTGCAAGATGCAAACAGAGCAACTGCTGCAAAAGCCTTTGGCGGCTCACGCTATGGGGTGCAGTCTGCACTGACCAATGAAGCGGCACTGCAAGAGGCCGCACGCACCGCTGGACAGTTGCGGTCTGCCGGTTATGGCCAAGCTGCACGATTGGCTCAGGAAGCGCGTGACATCAATACGCGTGGCTTCCAAAACGCCATGAATCTTGGATTGACTCGCCAACAGTTTGCACAGTTGGGCTTGGATGCACAGCGCAATCTGCCATTGCAGCGTCTGGCAATTGAGCAATCAGCCATGGGCGCACAACCTGCAAATCTTGGATCGACATCAACATCAAGCCAGCCGACAAGTCGCAATGTTTTGACTGGCGCACTTGGCGGTGCTGCGGCTGGTGCACAGTTTGGGCCATGGGGTGCTCTTGCCGGTGGCGTTCTTGGAGCATTTGGATGAACTACTTAACAAATTATTTTGGCGGTGGCAATGCCGCAGGTGGTTTGCGTAAACCGTCAATGGGTCAAGGCATGGACTTGTATGGTGGTCAGCCAAGCATGAATCTTGGTATGACGATGCCATCAACTCCTTTCCCGACAGACATGGGCACTGGACTTAAACCACCATCATCGTTTGGTCAGATGCCTGCTGGCTTTGATTGGAAATCTGCGCTTACATCAATGGGTTCACTTCTTGGGAAACAAGAAGAACAGCAACAACCACAAATGAAGCCAGTAGAGTTGCCCATGGGCAGCAATCAGAACTATGAAGAACTGATGAAGATGTACGGTGTACGCAGTGGCGGCTTACTTGGATGAGGTGAAAAATGGCAAATTATGGAATTGACGAACCGATACCTGAGTATTTCAAAACAAGTCTGCCGACACCGGCATCAAATGTAGGTCCATCATCGTTTGCATCAAACCTTGGTTTGCTGTTTGCTGGTGGTGACTCAGGCTTGAACGATTACCTATCAAGGGATCAGCAAAAGCAGATGCAGTCTCAGGCACTGATGAGTGCGGCCATGTCGCTGCTGAAGAACAGTGGCTACACCACACAACCTATTTCCTTTGGCCAAGCACTCGGCAGCGCGTATGAGGCTGGCACTGCTGGCTACCAAGGCGCACAAGAGAATGCCATCAAGCAGATGCTGACCAAGCAGAAGCTCGATGAGTACAAGCGTCAAGTGGCTGATGAGGAAGCATATCGAAATATGTTTGCTCAAATCCCAACTGCTGGTGCGGCAATGACACCAGAGCAAGCATTGTCTGTTGGTGGTGGACAAGCCGGTCCTACACCGCAACGCGCTGCAATGATTGGTACGCCAACGCCAGCGGGTACTGCAACAACTGGCGGTATGCCTGCTTTGACGCAAGTGCAAAGAGATATTCTTAGGACTATGACTCCCAAAGAGGGTAGAGCAGAACTCTTGAAGCTGATGCAACCGCCAACACCATCAGAAAAAACAAAATTGTTAAATGAGTTGGGATTAAAGCCAACGCTTGAGAATTTGCGTTTGCTGGATAAACCTGAAGCCGATCCAGAAAAAATTCAATATTTGAAGGCATTGAATATGCCTATCACTCTTGATAATTTGCGTCAGTTGGACAAGCCAGAGGCTTTGCCAAGTGAAATTCAAATTCTCAAGGCCACAAATATGCCAATAACATTTCAAAATGTTCAGGCATTGCGTAGATCAGGTGCAACTACGGTGAATGTTAATGAAGGTCAAAAGGGTTTTGACAATGAAATGTCGTTGGGCAAAGCATTTAAAGCAGAGCCTATCTACAAAGACTTCAACGACATGAAGTCTGCTTTCAGCCAAGTAATTTCTTCATTTAAGCAGGGCACGCCAATTGGTGATGTTGCTGGCGCAACCAAGATCATGAAGTTGCTCGATCCTGGCTCTGTTGTGCGTGAGTCTGAACTCGCCATTGCAATGCAAGCTGGCGGCAGATTAGATCGACTGCAAAATTATTTCAGTCTTTGGGCATCAGGCGAAAAACTCACACCTACACAGCGTGAAGATTTTCAAGCATTGGCCAATGAGTTGTATGCAGCGGCTGGTCAGGCTTACAACCAAAAGCGTGCTGAGTATGAGAATTTCGGAAGATCGTATGGCTTCAAAAATCTTGATACCGCTTTGGGTGGACAAGCCACTTTGCCATCAATTGTCAGAAAGCCACCGGCTGGTAAAGCACCTCCTGCTTCTGCAACACCGCCATCC